TCTCTTCTTGTGAAACGAATAGTGATTTGGTCATGTGCTCCTTTGATTGATGTACTAATTATAATGGAAAAGGGGGTGTATGTAAACCCCCTTGTGTGACAGTTCTTAAACTGTCTCTAATATAATGTCTCTGACTCTTTCTCTGTCTACACTATCTCCACCACCCCATGAGTAATGAACATACTCTAGATCACCTTTCTCAAGTCTTTCAATATACACATCAAGTGCATCTTCAATCTTCTGACTAGTTAGTTTCTCAATAGGATATAATACATCTTCATGTGTTGGTAAGTAGAATGATGCAACATACTCAACGAATTCTGGTCTAGTCATTTGGGTTCCTTTGTTTGTTATGTACTTATTATAATAGAAAAAGGGGGCATGTAAACCCCCTTGTGTACCAGTTTGTTAATTGGACTTACAGGACGTAATTTCTCTGCTGAACAGAGACAACCATAGATCCTTGCCAATTTGGTTATGCTCTCATCTGTTCGTACTCTGTAACAGCATTGGTAACTAATTCCTTATGAACAGCAAATAGTTTATCAAAGATAACACCTTCCATATCCCACTCAGATACATAATCCCACTGATCCCAAGCAGTTGTACCATCCTTGTAAGTTGGTGCTGAACAGAAATCATCATTCTCATCTAACCAGAATGTTCTTCCAAAGTGTAGAGACTGTACAGTCTGAAACATTTGCTCAAATAAGTTTGGTGTAGTCATGAGTCCTTTGATTGGTATGTACCTAGTATAAGGGTAATTTGTTGGGAATGGTGGAAATACGGTCAGTTTGTAAACTGGCATACTCCTCATGCAACTCACATCCAATGTATGCTCTACTATTCTTCTTAGCTACCATTGCTGTAGTACCTGATCCCATGAACGGATCTAATACTATATCACCCTCCTCACTACCAGCAAGAATGCATGGTTCAATGAGATCAGGTGGATAACAAGCAAAGTGAGCACCCTTGTAAGGTTTATTTGTTACTGTCCATACACTACGTTTATTTTTCTTAGGGTATGATTTGGAAAGACCGCTATGTGGCTGTAATCCTGTCCCTTTATTATGATACTTCCCTTTAGTTCTATCTCTTGTTCCCCAATCTTTTGCTGGTTCTTTGATGGCATCGTTGTTATAATAATATTGTTTACTCTTACTCAATAGAAATATGTACTCATGTGACTTAGTACATCTATCCTTCACACTCTCAGGCATAGGATTTGGTTTATGCCATATTATATCCTGCCTAAGATACCATCCATCCGCACGTAATGCGAACGCTAACATCCAAGGTATACCAATGAGATCCTTCTCTTTCAATCCTTCTAGTTTATTACCTCTGCGTGGACACTCATCAGGTAAGTCTTGCTTAGTGTTAGATACACTCTGTTTATTCAATGCTTGACCTTTACCTGGTCTATAATTATAATATGAATCACCAATGTTTAACCACAGTGTACCATCATCCGCAAGTACATCACGTACCTTACGGAAGACATCCACCATGTTCTCAATATATTCCTCTGGTGACTGCTCTTGACCTATTTGTTTATCCTCACCACCATAGTCTCTTAGACCATAGTAAGGTGGAGATGTAACACACATGCGTGGTTTCTCCGTGATTGTTGGAATTGTTTCACGGCAATCTCCAAATAATATACTATTCTTCATTCTTTAGGCAAACTATCATTAAATCGTTGATGATCCCATTTAGTATAGGCATCAAGTGCTTCACTTGCAACAAGTTTAACAAACTTCTCAAGATATAAGAATGGTAGTACGAACCAACCAAACACATCTAGTTCCTTAACCTTGTCAATCCATGTATTAGATTCTTGTGACATCTTTCCAATCATTGCGATAAATTAAAACATTTACTTGTCCAACACCACGCATCTTATCCTTATCTTCCCATTGTCTTACGCATAGCGTGAAGTAGGTGGTATCTATGAATGTGATGAACCCTTGGTCATCTCCATGCTTTACACGATCCCCTACATTAAATGGGAACTTGCTCATAGCGAACTGCCACGTTGGAATCTTGCTATATCTGACAACGTGACATCAGCAGCATACTCATATGATTTTGATTCAATATATGATTCAGTTGCTACTGGATGCTCTGGTAATGTAGGAATAGATTTTCCTTCATCAATAAACTTACGAGGATTAGTCATCCCCTGTACGTACTCAACTATTTGATCACGTATTTGTACTAAGTCTTCATAACAGTGTTGGTTGTGAGCACATGATCTAAGATGATGATCAGGTTTCAAGAGTGACTCAAGTAATATACTCTTTGCTCTATCCCACTTCTCATAGGATGATGGTTCATTAATTGAACGTTGGTCTTTAGATGGCATTAATCTAAATCTGGTAAGTGTGGTTCTACCCAATGATCTCTATTATCAATACCAGCAGCATTGACATATCTCATAATATGCTCATCAATCTGATGAAATACTGGATGTAAATCTAGATCCATGTTAATATCATGTGCAATCTGAGCAATCTGATCCTCTGTAAAACAGTGGTCAGGATGTAATAGATCACAACAGGGAATACGCTTCTCAATCAATTCATTGAGATTGATACGTATCTCATAATCTCTGTAAACTGGCATCTTATAAAGTGATTAGTTTTTTATATAAAGGACTTACTACAACACCTTCACCATACTGGTAATGTTCTTTGAGTAGTTCTTTGTTTATGTAGTGTACTACAAGGTCTGGATTATCAATCCAATTAGCATAAGTCCAAGAGCAAGAACGGACATATCTGTTCCCTTGCTCCTCACATATACGTATAATTTGATCATTTAATCTATTGGCAATTGATTCAAACTTAAATTCTACAACATATACTAGCATACCCCTCGCAAAAAGGGAAGATATAATTGGTAGATTAACACCTAAATCTCTCTCGTATCTATTTCTGGTGTAGTCATTGAAACAACCACTACCATTAGTACGTTTACCTGTATAATTCTTAGGTTTAATCTCTTTCTCAATACCATTGATATCAATAGCATCTCTGCCTAATTTACCTGGTATACTCTTACAACCAGCAACAGCAGCAGTTATCTGCTCACGTAAAGATGAACTGTTTGAATCATACATGTACTCATTGTACAGTTCTTCAAACAGTTCACCTTGGTTCTCCGTTGGTTTACCTAACGAACGATCAACTGCTAATTTAAGAAATTTAGTTGAGAACATTAGTCATGTGATGCGTTATCTTTAACATAACATGGAACACCAGCAGGATCTAACCATTTGGTGTACTCTGCATCTTCTAAACATGCATCTAATTGCATTGCATTATCCAGATAGTACATATCATTGTACCTTCTAGTATACTCATTGAACTTTTGAATACGATAGTCTGGTTTACCATTCAATTCAATAACACCGTCTTCAACAAAACGATATGGGAATCTTTCAAGAATTACATTCATTATACTTCCTCCTCAAAATAAATGCCATGATACGCATTGAATGCGTCAAGGTCAATAAAGTCTGGGCGTTGATACTTCATTGCATTCTCACCATCAGGTGCTACAATGAATTCTTCACAAAAATACTCAGCATTAACTGTTAATGCTTCAGCAGCACCGATGAGTTCATCAGTCTGCTCTGCATTGCATCCTAACACACGTGTGCAGTAATCAATGTCCTTGTTCAATTGAGAGAGCATGACTGTCTTAATATAGAATAGTGTTGATGGACTAGGATAGTTTAATTACCCTGACGTGATGTGTCTGCTTCTAAGTCAGACTAGTCAGGAACCCAGTGATCCCTCAACACATGTACTATAACATAAAAAAGCACCCTGTGTGGGTGCTTGTGACAGTTTGTAAAGTGTACTATGAATTGGACGGTGGACTGTCCACGTTCCTATACTCAAAATCTCCATCCTTACCCATTACATGACATGTCCAGTGATGATACTCGTCAGGACAATCTTCTTTCTTTGGAAACCATGCTGTAGCATTGGCAATTGCCTGATCTACATTACTGACAGGAATCATATCCCAATCACCCAAGGTCTTCATCAATATTAAAACCTCTTCATCAGCAAAATTTTGATACCATGCCCATACCTCTGCTTTCTTAGCATCGTCAGCAGTTTTAATTTTATCATTGACAAAATATATTAAGCATGTATCATTGGTCTTACAATATGCTTCAATTGTATCCCAAACATTAAGTTCGTTCATTAACTTCCCTCCTCATCCAACTGTTTGAGTAACTTTTCTAAACCAGCAGCGACTGCATCCCTTTCTTCTTGTGTTAAAGTAGTATCAGGTACGGTTTCGTCTTTGTTATAAACAACACCTGCTTTTAATAATTCATCAAGGAATGATTTATTATATAATCCCTCAGTTATTCCAGAGACCATTAAGTAAGATGTAATCTTTTCTTTAAAGGTTTGGAAATATGTAGATGCAAGAGTTACAAATTGATCAGTAGTGTCCAAATATACTGCACTAGCATCCTTTTGTAGAATTACATTCTTATAGTATGATGGATTGATGGGGAACTTAACTTGAGCAGCATCTGTGGTTGCAGTGTCACTAGGAAGATCTCTTAGTTTCTTTCTATATGTCTTGTATAGTTCTTTATCATCAGCACTGACACCAGAGTCCTCAACAAATACCCAATCAGTTTCACTAAGTAGGAAGTTACGTGATAATCTAACAGACAACCAACTAACAGCAGAAGTTTTGGCATATACTTTACTGAATGTTGATTGATATTCAGTTTCTTCTAATGAATCAGCAAGGAAGAATGCTTCCTTAAATTTATCAAATACTTTCTGACCTTCAGTGCCACCAACATCCTCCATTTCATAATCATTCCAATAGAATGTATCAGTCTTGAAGTTTTTAGTATACTTACGTTTCTGTGCCATGTAAGTATTATTTGAATACCATGCAAACAACACTAACTTATCCTTATCACTATCCCACAAAGGATATATTACAGGAACAATGTCACTAGTCCAGTAAGTATCAGTAATATTCTTAGTCACACTTTTATAAGTGACTGTTTTTTGTATTGCATCTACTTGCAATAATAATTCTGGTGTTGCCATGTTAGATAGATGTTCCCTTCTTTATTTAGAACGCTTTGATAAGGTATTTACATAAATGATATGGTTCAATGAGTGGTATGTCTTCATCTGGGTCAATCGCAGCATCTGGTACAAGTTGTACTTGTGATGTCATTGTGAATGTAGCATCATTACCAGTAGCACCTGTAGTATAAAATCCATCAGTAGCACCTTCAACTTCATATGATAATCTATCAATATTTGTTGACATTTTACCACCAGCAGCAATGAATTTTAATTCAGTTGTCTCTTTATATTCATATATGAAATCACATATACCATAATGGTCTGAATCAGTTGAATTATCATTTGTTGCACCAGATGGATTCCTGTCCTGTACAATTTTAAATTGCACATTTGGTTTTTGTGCAGCAGATGGTAAATCAATACCATACCAATACCAATTAGTAGGATTACTACCACTACCAGTACCATCATATTGACTATTAATTTCTGCTGATGATGGAATTGGAACTATAACACCTAAGAAATTAGAAAAATTACTACTTCCATCAGTATTATAATATATTTTTAACTCATCACCACCATTTTCAGGCAAATTACCACCATTTACACCATTACCACGTGCTACTTTAATATTAAAACGTTTTACATTAGTACAATCAGCTGCTTTTACAGTAATGTATCTTACTAGATCAGTGCCACTTAACTTGACATATCCCCATCCACTATTATATGCTTCAGGTGTACTCAATGGTGATAAAGTAACAGCAGTAATTATTTTAGTAGTTTCATCTACAGTAGCAGTAGCAAATGCACGAGTACCAGCACCATGTTTAATACGAACTACTGGTGCAGATGTATAATTAGATCCACCACTGTCCAATGTAATAGATGTAACTTTCTCGTTAGATACAACAGCAGTAGCAACAGCACCTGATCCACCACCACCTACAAATTCAACTTCAGGAACCTGTGTAATTGGTAGTTTAAATCCACCACCAGCACCGTTACCTGCACCAGATGCAAATATATTTGTACTTTCATTTGCATCAACAACAATATCTCCTATTGATGTACTAACCTCACCACCTTCATATCCAGTAACTTCACCAAATCCAACTCTTGCATATGGTAATTCTCCATTACTTGTACCACCAACTCCAGCAGCAGCAATATTATTAAATGTTATTTGAGCACCCGATGCACCAGGTAAATCATCTTTGTCAATTTTATATCGTAAATATCTACCACCACCTCCACCGCCACCACCAGGTGACCATGCAAGATTACTTTCTGTATACTCTATAGTTATTGATCCATCACCACTATTACTTGCAGAAGCATTCACAAAATTAAACCAAGATGGAAGATATGCAGATTTTCCAGCATATCCACCTTCTCCACCATCATGATCACCAACACCACCAGTACCAGATGGATCACCACCTACACCACCAGTACCACCTCCACCACTAGAGAATATGGAGATACCACCACCTCCACCGCCTCCTCCTCCACCTACGCAACCGTAGTTACCACCAGGTGTTCCACCACCTGAGTAAAGGACATTTGCAGTTTGATTAGGACCAGGTTCATATAATGTGGTAGCATTATAACCATTTCTTCCATTATATAAAGTCGTACTGGTTTGAGCACCGCCACCGCCGCCACCACCGCCAGCACCAGCGATTAATTGATTGCCATAAAGGACAACAGACGCACCGCCACCACCACCGCCATCATCAGTAGCACCATCACCACCACGTTTTCCAGCTGCATTGGAATATCCAGCACCACCAGCACCACCAGTGCCATCACCATTAGCACCACTCCAACTACTTCCAGCACCACCTGCCTGTAACTGAAATGAATATGTTGTAGATTGTTCAGGATTGAGCCATTCAAGTATCATTACTGTTCCTTGAGATCCTGCACCGCCAATTGGATTACCACTATTCGGTCCTCGTTGTGAGTCAGAACCTTGTCCACCACGAATAGTAAATTTAATTTCAGTAAATTCTGAAGTTGTTGATAAATTTACAGTTCCCAAACTTGTTGAAGTGTATGGTATTGTTTGAGTTACAGGTGATCCACCAATTTGTGTATGAATACCATCACTACCAGCACCTACTGTAACACCTTCTTTTAAACCTACACCACCAGTACCTGCTTGTCCAGGATTATTTGGATTTGTTGCTCCAGGATATGTTCCATTTTGTCCAATACCTATCTGACCATCAGTACCATCTTGACTAATATCAGCATCAAAGTTACCATTACCTAATGCACTACCTGAACTTGTATTAACACCACCAGTACCACCACTTGTATAATTATTTGATTTTCCTCCTCCTTGTCCACCTCCAGCAGTTATATCAAGTAATGTACCACCTGCTACAACTGTGAAGTTTACATCTTCTCCATCATTACCTGCTGCTTCACCACTACTACCTGATCCACCACCACCATGCATCTCCACCTCCACGACAGTCCATGCTGGTGGAAATGAAATAGAGGAACTACCAGTATATGTAACGTCTTGAGTATATGTGATAATATCCCTACCACCAGTTCTGATCTGTCTACCACCAATCACAGAACCTGCTAGTGGTGGTGGATTACCAGTAAATGTTCTAAACATAGATGGTGCAGTTTCTGTTACTTCCTCAAACGTACCAGAATCAGAACCACCTGATGCAAAATAAAAATCAGGTGACGTGTATTTAATACTACCAGTTCCTTCAGCACCAGCTCTCCAATCAAATACATCATATGTTGCTGCTTCTCTTGATGCAAGTGGTGATTTAGACAAACCATGTTTATGTTGGAAATGTAATCCACCTATGGGTTGCCAACCATATAAACGTGCATTTGAATTTGTATAATTTACCAAATATCTGTCACCACCTATAGCACCACGAAATGTAAATGTATCGTCAGCTGCTGTACTATAAATGAAATGTGAATGATCAGGTACTCTTTGCAATCTCCTTTCTTGCATTGTAATATGAACTTTTTGACTACCAATTATGCTAGTTGATACGTCATCTGTTATATTAGTATAACCAGTTGTAGTTATAGAACCAAGAGAAAAATATCCTGCTTGAGATCCTTTGTCAAAATACCACGATCCACCTTGCTTTATGATACCATTATTTCCACCAGCACCGAGTGTAAGTAAACCAATACTGGGTGATCCTTGTCCATAGACATTACCATATCCAACAACCTTTCTTGTTTTAAGATCTGGTACTTTAAATGTTCCTAAAGTTCTTGTAGATCCCCAATGATCATATATATTTTCTTGTGAAATTGTTTGTATTTCTCCACCATTACCAAAATTAAATTCTAATTGAAGACCACTACCACCACCTGCATTAGAAAGAGTGAATGAAGGATCTTGTGTATACCCTGCTCCTATGTTAGTAAGAGTGATACCTGTAATTACACCATTGACAATAACTAAAGTTGCTGTCATATTAGTACCACCAGGAGGTGGAGGATCAAACGATATTGTAGTACCAGCAGCGTACCCACTACCACCATTAGTAATTTCTATTCCTTGTCTTGGAGAACCACCATAATCATTACCAATAATAGAATATAATGCTGGAAAATCATTAATTTCATACTCAGCACCATCACAATACAAATATCCAGGATATTGATGTTCTGGATTAGTTTGTGTGTTAGCATTACCAGTGGTAACTGCATAAGGACTTATTGGTGTATATTGATTATCATAAACATCAGTAGTTGCCTTAAAAGTATTAATAATAGCACCAACAGGACTGTTATCAGATGCTTTATCTGTATAATAGTTTGGTCTAGTATTTCTATAGGTTGGTGGTGATGATACTGTCATTGATCAGATCTTAATTAAGTATTCTAAAATGATAAAAGGTTGTACTACATTATCTACAGATCTTGTTTCATCGGTAGATAGTTGTAATTTAGTTTCCAATAAATCTGCTGAAATTTCAGTAGAATTTGTTTTTAAAACATATGTATGGTCTTCTTTTTCTATGTCAATTTTATGAAAATGTTCTGTTGGATCGTCTCCACCTGAATATAATGGATTAGTTTGAGTAAAGTTATTAGTTGTAGCTGCAGATACATCATTACCTGCTGATGGAAACAAATCATTCATTTGAAGTGGCATTGAATCTGACCAACTAGTATCCTTCCAATCAACTGGAACACCAGAACCACCTGGTACATATGCAGCATCAATGTCTACATTTTTAGAAACGTATCTAGGACCATCTGTTGTTGGGCAAGCAATAAGACCGTTTAATCCTACCTTCAAAGAAAGTGCAGAGGTAGAATCAGTTGTTACTGTATATGGGGGATCGGTAATTGGATAATTGTCCCATGCTAAAGTTGAACTACCAGGAACTGCTGGCGTTCCACCTGCTGTAGTTATACCATTAGCATTTAAATAATTTTCTGCTGGTAATAAACAGTAGTATTTCCACGAATCTATAATAGATTGGTTACCATTAATACATGCATTACTGTAAGCAAGGGGAGTTAGGTTAAAATTAGTGTAACCAAACTTTCCCTCTCCACCATGTGCTTTGGATTGTCTCTTGTTAGATGCAATTGCTTTACAAGGTTGTTGAGCATTACCAGAATAAAGATTATTTGTACTAGGGTCTGAAGTAGCAACAATCCATTTATGTAAAGGAATTGTTGAAGAATTATATAGTCCAACAGGACTTACTGGTGACGGATCTAAAACAGTGGATGGAGAATCTTCATCTACTTCTGCTCTAGATTTTAATCTAGTTCTAGTACCACTATGAAAGTGCATATGTCCATGCAATGCAGTTGAATCAACTGCTTCTATTTCAGTTCTTTTACCAGCAGCTGTACCAACAGTCCACGTTGGTCTTCCTCTCATTGACATTTCAACAGATGGAACAACAAAATTACCAGTGTATGAAACATCAATTACACCATTTGTAGCAGCAATTGCTTGTGCTTCAATACCAATACCAGAACGACTTTTTTCAACATTATTTGCTGTAGTAACTCTAACATTCTGATATACTCCACCACCACCAGCACTACCAGTTGGTTTTGGATATTTAGATCCTAAATCTGGCACTACAAATTGTAGATCACTCACTGATTGTAATGCAACACCAGCAATATCCTTTCTAACAAACTTACCACCAGTTCCTGTGCCACATATAGCAGCAAGTTGAGGGTAGTCAAGAGCATTATATACAGTACCATCACATCTTAAATAACCTGCTGGTAAATCTCTTTTAGCACTAGAAGAATTAATATCACCATCAATTTCAACAGGCCATATAATTATTTGACCAGATATATTACCATACTTTCCTCTTTCTTTTGAGTATATTGTTGCCATACTAGTATGCCTTGATAATGTATACTGCTGCCATTGCTGGTTGTGATACAGTTACTGTAATATTTAGTGCGTTATCCTCACTTTGAGGAACAACATTTCCCAATCCAACATTACTTAATGCAAATGATGGGGGTGGTTTTAATGATCCAACAGACATTTGTACATCAACTGTTCCATGATTATGTGAATTAAATGTTGAATCATCAGGATCCATAGAACCAATATTATTAATGGTAGATGGAAATGTTCCTTCCATAAATGTTAAAGTAGTACCACTTGTAGGAACCACATCAAGTGTATTTTCACTTAATTCAATTGTGTAAACATAACTAGCAACATCACTACCTGCTCTAGTTATTTTAGTAATATAAGTACCAGGTGCAATACCTTCACCGTCTACCACTTTATATGGACGAATTTTATCTTCAATGTAATATGTTTCAGCACCTTCAGTTTTTGTAGTTCTAATATCTGTACCTGTTGGTAATACAATTTCGTCTGAGCTAGCACTAAGTTGAACATTACTAACAACAAACTGAGATGATGGATCCTCTGGATTCTCATCAAGACCAGCATATGTAGATCCAGATCCATCACCAAAATAATTTTTGTAATTACTATTAATTTGTGGTCTAGGATGTAATCCTGTCCATGCAGGATGATAATGAACTGGTTTAGTAGTTGTTAAAGGATCATTATCAAATGGTTCATATGTAAATGCAGGTGTGAATGATCCTATAGATGGTCTATTTACAGTTTGTGTTGCTGCTTTAGGACTAACTCTTGTTGGAGTACCACTATGCCAAGATGGTGCTGGTACTGTTGACCAATAATCTGTATTAGTATCATTTTGAAACAAATGAAATTTACTTGCTACTGGTAACGTATGTTCATGCTGGTCATTACCATAATACGATGTAAAAGTAATACCACCTTGCCAACTTGGTGCTGTTGTATTACCACTTGAAATTTGACATTCGTTATTGTTAGAAACAATGTTGCTAGAACATGTACCGTTAGGATGACTATCTGATCCACCAATAGTAACCATAGCAGTATCAAAAATTTGAGGTCCACCAAATCCAGCAATAGCACTATCAAACTGATCTGAGTGTTGGTGTGATGGTGTGTGATTAATATTTAATTTTCTATTGATCGTAGTAATACTAGTAAAAAAGTCTGGATCACTAATTGTTTGTCCAGTAAATCTACCAGCTAATAAAATGTTTGGATCATTGAAAGTAAAATCAATATCAGCAAATGCATTATATGTTATTGGAGTAGCATCAGGACCAAAATCATTTGCTATGTCATCACCAGAACCATCACCAACTATACTTCCCACTACAGTGAATGCATCAGATTGACCATTTTGATATTTTGGATCATTGAGCATACTATTCTCTAAATCAATCAAAACTTTGTTTCCAATACTAGGGAGTTTAAATTGTCCTGAATAATTAGGAAAAACTCCTTGTATATCTCCACCATAAGTTTTACCAAGTTCCGATGCAAGCAAAGGATAATCAGTAGCATCTTTAAGTTGTCCGTCACAAACAATCCATCCTTTCGGTAAATTGGAGACAGTAAAACCTTCATTGCCATCACCTGCCCACGGAATTATTGTTCCGATACGGGCAGATTTCATTGTTTTAATTGAACTGTAAAATTGTGCCATGTTAATA